AGGCCGTCTCGTGGACGTTCCCGGCGCCGTCGGCCCAGATGAACGAGCCGGTGATGCCGGTGATCGTCAGGCCGGCGGCTTGGCCGACGCTCGTGAAGGTCGTGTAGTCCTTGCCCAGGGCCGAGTAGAGCGCTGGATAGGCCGCCTGGCTTTGGGCCGAGCCATCGGCCAGGTGGAAGTCGCCGGGCGGCGAGGGGTTCTGGGTCAGGATGATCTGGCCGACCAGGTTCTTGGTCGGGGCCGTCGGGTTGAGGCAGACCCAGCCGCCGGCGGCCAAGCTGTACTCCAGATCGGCCATGACCGGCATTAGCGACGGCCCGATCGGCGTCGCGTCGTCGTTGGAATAGATTGGATATGCGGGGCCCGCGCCGTTGATCTGCAGTGTCGCATTCGTCCCGTTGCTGACCGGCAGGCGCAACCGCAACGCCTGGCCGTCGGCCGGCGTGACCAGATAGGGGACCGTCGCCGCATAGGCCGTAGGGCCGCCGGTGGCGACCGCGTAGGGCGCCGCCGCCGGCGGCGGCATATTGACCACGACGAGACCGCCGGCGTTCGCGTCCGCCGCCGCGTCGAACCGCAGCTTGGCGTTCAGTGGCAGCGAGGCCGCTGGAACCGGCGTGACGCCGTCGTCGCAATAGATCGGGTAGTTCGGGCCCGATCCGTTGAGCTCCAGCGTCGGGTTCGCGCCATTGGCCTCGGCGAACTTCACGCCGATTTCCTGGCCGTCCTCGAGCATCTCGACGGCCGGAAGGGTAACGGCGAAGGCGACCGGGCCGCCGGTCGCCGCGGCGTAGTTGGCCGAGAGCAGCGCGATGGCGAAGGCGAGCTGGTGGTCGTTGGTCTTTGAAAGGGTCTGCCCGCTGGCGGTCACCGCGTTGCAGATCTCGTTCATCATCGCATTGAAGAGATCGGGATCCAGCGTCGTCGGTGGCGTCGGGACGGTCGGGTCGCCCTTGGTGAAATAGCCGAGCTTTCCCGTCGCCGCGGCGCGGGTTGGCATCGTCGTCACCGAAGTCGGGTTATCGACCTGAAACATGCGGCCTCGTCAGTTGCCGGCAAGCGCGCTCTGGCGCGTCTTGGAGAAGTCGAGCTCGCCAGGCGGTCCGGCGCGCTCGAAGATCAACACGGTGTGCGCCTGGGCGATGCGGCCGAGCTCGCAGGCCAGCACGGCGTCGTTGGTCCAGTTCCAGCCCGTCGCCGGCCGCCAGTTGATCTGCCAGGCGAAGATCCAGTCCTGGCCGTAGCAAGGCTGACCGGCGCAGGCGATGCCGGCCCTGGCCGGCGCGAAGGTGGTGATGGTGATCGCGTAGCCGAATGTGAGGGCATAGGCGATGATGTCCGCCTGGCTTTGGCCGGTGTTGCCCGCGAAACGCGCCGCGCACTGGGCCTGGGCGGCGGCGAGGTTGGCGGGCGGCCCGGTGCACGCGTCCGGAAGGCCGAGGCTCTCCTGCCATTCCGGCAGCAGGTTCACCGTCGTCGATGGCAGCGTGTCGGTCAGGAGCCCAACGGCGGCGGCGGCGATCCTGGCGAAAGTCTGCGCCAGCGCCAGCATCACCTGCCCCTGGACCGAGTTTGGATCCTTCGGCCACGCGCGGCCGCGTGGAAGATAGTTCAGCAGCGCCTGCTGGAAATCCGTCGCCTGAAAGTTGATCGCGCCCATGGCGTCTTCAGGCGAACGTCACCGCGCCTAGACACGGCACGGCGGAGGGGTTGGAGGTGATATTTCCGAAGGGCGACGGAACGAACCCGTCCGTGCAGCTGACGGCCGTCACCACGGCCGCGGCGGCGCCGGCCACGGCCTGGATCGCGGCGGAGACGGCGCCCAGGTCGACCACGCCGCCTTGGTCGCCTTGCGCCAGGAGAACGGTGTTTATAGCCGCCTCGACGTTGCTCTGGACCGTCCCGCCGGCGGTTGAAAGACCGGTAATAGTGAAGTTGATCTGGTTCTGCGGCGGCGAGACGACATAGACGAGCGGCGTCGCCGGCTGCAGGGCGAAGATGAAGTTGGCGACGACGAGCTGCAGGCCGGTGGCCGCCGTATCTCGCGTCTCGCCGCTGGCGACGCCGTTCGCACCGATCGGGAAGCCCGGCGCGGTCGTCGAGTCCGCCATGATGTAGACGACGACAGTCCCCGGTCCCATGCCGTTGCGCCAGCACCAGGCGCGCGTGACGCCAGGCACGTCTTCGGCCCAACCGACATAGTCGGTGGGCGCGCCGCCCGCCGGCGGCGTGGCGAAAGCCGCCAGCATGCGCGAGCGCAGCGAATCGTCCGTCTCGACGTCGACGCCGGGCTCGGTCGTGCTGACGATCGTGCCGTTTGACGAGATCCCGACAACACCGCCGCCCAGCGTCACCGGCGTGCCGTTCTGGACGTTGGTCAGCGAGCCGTAAAGGTCCGTCGGCGCCAGGACCGCCTCGGCCGGCACGATTACCGCGTCGCTCTCACCGGCGTTGACAGCGGCCGTACTGACGTATTGCAGCGTCTGGACCCCGGTATTCCACACGATCGGGACGCCTTCAGGGATGGCCGAGCCCGACGCCGCCGGAAAGCTGACCGTGCCCTGCCAACCGACAGCTGGCTTGCGGGTGACGCCTTTAAGCGCCGCCCAGGCCTCGAGGAACTCGTCCGTCGCCGTGAATGGCGTCGCCTGCAGGGCGATCCAGTCGAGATAGCCGTAGTTGCCGTTGCCCATGGCCGCGAGGGCCTTGCCCACCGCCGGCAGATTGCCGAAGCGCAGGAAGCCGTTCGAACCCGGAACGTTGGTGGAGATATCCGAGGCGACCTGGGTCTTCAGCTCGGTGAGCGTCGGCCGGTCGAAAGGCATGCCGTGCTCTCCGCGTCAGAAGCCGAGACCGATCGCGATCGCGTTCCGTCCTTGGGCGAAATTGAGCATCAGGCCCGATTGGCTCTGCGGCGCGCCGGCCGGCGTCGGGCGCCAGGCGAACCCGAACGCGAGCTTTTTGGGCGGCTGGCCGGCGCGGTCGGCGTGACCCATTCCGTTTCGACCGAAATGCTCGAGCAGACGTTGTCGTCGAGCAGCCACTGCAAGGCCTGGACAATGTCGGTGCGGACGATGTTGAGCGTCTGCTGGACGATCTTCGAGCGCACCCGCAGCCAGATCTTCGAGCCGATCGGGCCCTCGGGATCCCCGTCCGCCCACCAGCCGCGCGGATCGTCAGAGCCGTCCGGGATCACGTCGTCCGGATCGGCGCGCCGATCGGTGAAGAGACTGATGATGACGGCGGTCTCGATGTCGTCGCCGGACTGCAGGTCCGGCCCGTCGAGCTGCCAGTCACCTTCGGAATCGAGGCTAGCCGTCCAGACCGTGGTGATGTCAGCCATGACCTCACTCGCAGACGAACTTCGGATGCACACCCTGGATCAGCACCGCCCCGCAGGCGGCCGTCGCCACATTGACGTTCGCCACGCCCTTGCCGCGGGGCGAGAAGAAGACCTCGGAGCACTTGACCAGCGGCGTGATCCCGTGGCCGGGAATGGGACAGTCGTGCAGGTCGCCGATGCAGCAGATCCGCACGCCGTTCAGCACGATCAGCGACGACGCGGTGATCATCTCGCCCTCGTGGTCGCTGGCCGCGTGAAGGCCACACCAGGGCGTTTCAGCCATCGCTCGATGTCACCGTCATTTGAGGCGTCGTGACGGTCACGCCGCCCTCGGCATTGACGGCCGCGGTGTTGCAGTTGAGCGTCGCCGCACCGGTCGTGGTGACGATGACCGACTTGGCGTTCCGCACCGTGACGGCAAGGCCGGCCGCGTCGAGCACCGCTCCTGTCGCGGTGAGCCAGAGATAGGCGCCGCGCACGTCGTACATGGCGGTGTCGCCAGGACCGAGGTTTCGCAGCCGCGAGGCCTGGTGGTTGTGGCCGATCACGACGCCGTTGGAGCGCCGACCGCCCGGGAAGACGAGGATGCAGTCCGTGCCGAGCGGCGGGCTGGAGGTGAAGCCAAACAGGTTGGCCATGAAGCTATTGTTGCGAACGCCGCGCGAACCATCAGGTCCGACCGGCCCGAGATCGATCTGGTTGGACTGGATCGGCCCGCTGTCGTCCACTTGCGTCACCCGGCCGCGGCCGATGGCGAAGCTCAGCCGGTCGATCAGGCGCTGGATCTTGTCGTTCATGCATTGACGCCCCTGACCGGCGGCAAGAGCAGGATCGGCTCCGGCAGGAAGGCGTAAGACGGCATCACCGTCAGGTCCGCCGTCGTGCCGCTCGCGCCGCGGCGGAAAACCACTTCCGCGATGACCAGATCGACCGGCCCGAAATTGCTCTTCGGGAGCGTGACCGGCACGATCGTGTTGGGCGTCCAGAGCGTCCCGCCGGCGTCGCGCCAGGTATCCGTGGTCAGATTGACCATGCGCGAGCGGCCGGCTCTGCGCGAGCATTCCCAGATCGCGCGCGCCTGGGCGATGTTCTGACGGCCGGCGGGCGCCTCGGCGATGATCGCCCGGCGCCGGTGACGCAACATGTTTGGATCGGTCGCCCGGCCGATCTGATTGCCTCCGTTGCCGGTGTCCCCCAGGACGTCCATGTCCATCAGGAACGCGTCGTATTCGGAGTAAAGCTGGTCGGCGGATTGGGTCAACGTGCGGGCCTGGATGTTGCCGCTATCGCCGCCCTCGACGAAGCCGCTCGCCGCGCGCGTCGTCCCGACCTGGTTCAAGATCAGATTGCCGTCGGCCCCTTCATAGGGCAGCAGCTGCGCGAAACGGCATACCTCTTCGATGATCTGATAGGCCGTCTCCGTCAGGGTCAGATTGAACTGCGGGATGACCGGGCCCAGCGGTCCAAGGCAGCTGACGGTGATCCCGTAGGGCGCGGCGAGCTTCGTGGCGACGTCGAGCGCGTTGGCGCCGGTGATCTGGCCGCCCGGCAGCGGCCACTCCGCCGAACAGTCCACCAGGTCCTGGCACTTGCCGCGGCCCACCAGGCGCAGGGTGTGCGTGTCGCCGGAAGTGGTCTCGATGACCTTGTCGACGTAGCCGGTGATGATGAGATCGCCGCCCAGATAGACCTGTGCGCCGTCGCCCTTGCTGACGTTGAGATCGGCGGCCGAGATCGGCGATTGCGAGGTGTAGGAGATGTCGTAGCTGTTCGGGCAGGTCTCGATGCCGACCCTGGCCGAGACCTCGAGCCAGCCGTCCATCTTCTGCGCGCCCGAGCTCTGCCCGGCCGGCGTGATCCGGATCGAAAGATCGTCGCTCAACTGGCGAGCGCCCGGAACTGCCGCGGCATGAAGCTCGGATGTTGCGGGTTCGCCTGGCGCACCAGGCCGTCCGCCCGCGTCACGTCGCCGTAGAGCCGATAGGCGAGGACCAGGTCGGGCATATTGGCGTTGAACCGGAAGGTCTGGATCTGCGGCAACGTCACGCCGCGCGCGTTGAGGTCGGTGATCACCGCTACGCGCAGAGCCCTCAGCGCGTTGAAGGATGCGTCCTCGCCGGCGTCGCCGGCGGTCTCGATCTCCTGGTCGAGCAGCGCGACCACCTGGTTACGCACGCCGACCGCGTCCTGATAGGACGACGGCTGGTAGGACGCCGAGGCCCGGGCGATCGCCACCACGACCGCCCGGCGCACCAGGTCAGCGCTCGACGCGCGAGCCGTCTGGATGTCGTCGAGGATCGACATGCCTCACCCGCTGAAGCCGGACATTTCGGTGAGCGTGCGCAATGCGTCGGCCGGATTGACGCAGGCCGACGAGACCGCCGCGACGGTCGATTGCACCGCGCTTGCCAGGCTCGCCGGGCCCGAGCTCGCGAGATTGATCGCGGCCGCCGCCATCTCGGCCGCCGCGCCCGCCGAGGCGACAACCGCGCGGGCGGCGGACGCCGCCGGGATCAGATCCGAGACCTCTCCGGAGATCACGTTCTGCGCCAACGAGAGGCCGCCGACGTTGGCGCCGTTGAAGTAGCGCCCGAAGTTGCCCTGCAGGTTGCTGACTTCGTTGAGCAGGCTGGTGGCGTCGCCAGCGAGCGATTTCGCCTGGGCGACCGCATCGCCGACCACGCCCTGGATGGTCGAGACGACGGATCCGCCGCTCTGGAGCGCTCCTGAGATCTCGCCCCCGAAATCGCTCGAGGCGGCCGCGTCGGCGTCATCGGCGGCCGCGTCGACGGCCGAGCCGGTGTCGGTCTGGGCCGTCGGGTACTTCTGGGCGCCGGATTCCTTGAAGGTGAACTGCAGCTCGAAGCTGCGGCCCGCCTCCATCTTGGCCGTGATCGCCAGGTCCTCCAGCTGGACGGTCAGGGCGCCATAGGTCGGCAGAACCAGCGTACCCGGGCCTTCCTGTTCGGCCGCGACCTTCATCGCGTCGCGTTGATCGACGACGTCGCCG